TTTCAAGCCGATGAGGGTTATCACGACGATCTAACAATGACGTTAGTTCTTTTTGCATGGGCAACAAATGATCCTATGTTTAAAGATCTAATGAATATAAACAATCGGCAAGCAATGTATAGTGCCCAAATGCAAGCTATTGAAGACGAGTTAACACCGTTTGGGTTTATTGATAATGGTATTCCAGAGGAAGAACAAGCTATAATTGATGGGGATGATCTTTGGTTAACTGATAGATTTAAAAAAGATTACTCTGATTTTATTAGCGAAAGACGCTGGAATTAGTCAAAGTTCGTTATTTATAAATATACTAGTATAAAATTTGTTATGTGGAATAACATTATAAGGAGATAAAAAAATGGCATTTCAGCTCTCACCAGGCGTTTTAGTAACGGAACAAGACTTAACGTCTGTTGTACCTTCAGTTGCTACAACAGCCGGCGGTTTTGCTGGCGCATTTCAATGGGGTCCTGTAAGACAGGTTACCACAATAAGCACAGAAAACAATTTAGTAACTGTATTTGGTATGCCTAACAGCACTACCTATAATTCATTCTTTACAGCGGCTAACTTTCTGTCTTATGGTAATAACTTACAAGTTATCCGAGTTGTAAATGAAGCTACAGCAAGAAACGCAAAATCAAACGTATCAGCAACAGCAATTATTGTTAGAGGTGAGGATCATTATAATGCATCTTACCTTAATGGTGGTTCTGGACAAGGACTGTATATTGCAAAATATCCAGGCGCATTAGGTAATTCAATTAAAGTATCAGTAGCCGATGCTAATACATTTTCAACTTGGGCATATGCAACTAATTTTGATGCTGCACCTAATACATCACCTTATGTGAGTGCTATAGGAGGCTCTAATGATGAAATGCATATTATTGTTTTTGATGCATTAGGTTCATTTACTGGTACAGTTAATACAGTTCTAGAAAAATTCTCTTATGTATCTAAAGCAGTTGATGCTACAAGACCAGACGGGACTTCTTCATACTATAAAGATGTAATTAATAACCAATCAAAATATATTTGGTGGGGAGCCCATGAGACTGCTAATGTGGCAACAGTAGCTGGGGGCCAGACTATTGGTTCAACAGCTAATGCTTCTGCCTTCTCTAACCTAACATCTTCACCTAACGTTACCTTAACTGGTGGTGTTTCTGGAGATAGTCCAACAGATGGTAATATTACAACAGCATTATCAGTATTTGCTAATAGTGAATTGTATGACATTTCCTTACTCCCATTGGGTAGTGCATCTGCTGTAGTAGCTAACTATGCAATTTCAAGTATTGCTGAAGTAAGAAAAGATTGCGTTGTGTTTATATCCCCATTGCTAACCAACGTTTCAAATAACGCTGGAAGTGAAGCAACCGATATTGTTACATTCCGTAATACATTAACATCTAGTTCTTATGCAGTATTAGACTCTGGATGGAAATATCAATATGACCGTTATAACGATCAATATAGGTATGTACCTCTGAACGGAGATACCGCTGGACTTTTAGTTCGTACAGATTTTGTAGCTGATCCTTGGTACTCACCTGCTGGTTTCAATCGTGGACAACTTAAGAACGTAGTAAAATTGCCCTATTCACCATCTGCTACAGACCGTGATACGTTGTACAAAGCAGGTGTTAATCCTGTAGTTACATTCCCCGGTCAAGGTACGATACTTTACGGTGATAAGACATTGTTGGCTAGACCATCAGCGTTTGATCGCATTAACGTTCGTAGATTGTTTATCGTGCTTGAAAAAGCAATTGCTACTGCCTCTAAGTTCCAATTGTTTGAATTTAACGACCCATTTACAAGGGCTCAATTTAGAAATTTAGTTGAACCGTTCTTAAGAGATGTAAAAGGTCGTCGCGGTATTACCGACTTTAAAGTGGTTTGCGATGAATCTAATAACACCGGTCAGGTAATTGATACAAACGGCTTTGTTGCCGATATCTACATTAAGCCTGCTCGTGCGATTAACTTCATACAGCTCAACTTTATTGCAACCCGTACCGGAATTTCTTTCGAAGAAGTCGGCGCTTAATAAAGGAGAGAAATAAATGGCAACAACTTTTAATGTAGAAAGCTTTAAATCAGCTTTAACCAACGGTGGTGCACGTCCTAATCAATTTGCCGTTCAGTTATCATTCCCAACGTATGTAACTGGACAGGCACTTGCAGTAGCAAGAGCACCATTCTTAGTATCAGTAGCCGAGTTACCTGGTCAAACAGTTAACCCTGCTATTGTTCAATACAGGGGTCGAGAGGTTAAGTTTGTAGGTGATCGTATATACGCACCATGGACCATTACAGTTTTAAATGACGCAGACATGTCAATTAGAAATGCAATGGAACAATGGATGGGTGGTATGGAGGATTATGCTACTAAATTCGGTCAATTGCAACCTTCACAATACCAAAGAGACCTTCAAGTATTCCAATTAGATAGAAACGGTAATGCTTTAAAGTCATATAATATACGTG